CCACGCCACAGGCGACGATCACCGCCTTGGAGCGAACGTAGATGGCCTGCACGGCCTTGGTGATTGCCGCGTCGGCGCCCCAGGCGGCGATGGCTTCGCTTTCGCGGGTGATCAGCATCAGCTGATTGGGCAAGGCACTGGCAGCAGGGCCTGGTGTAAAGGTGTCGCAGAGACCAATGATCGACGACGACGGCACGGCAATAGGCCGCGTGCCAGTGTCGACATTGGTCACGGTGACGCCGTGAAAAAAACCACCTGCATTACTCATGATTAAACTCCAGAAATGAGAAAGCCCCGCATCAGCGAGGCCGTGGTTGGTTCGTGTTGCCTACAGCAGGAAAGAAAACGCCCCGTCAGTGCGGGGCGTTTATTGGAGCGGTTCCGTCAGCCAGAGAGGCGGTGCCGGTCGATGTTCAAGCAACGGGAATGCGCCTGCTTCCGGCCAACTACGCAATGCTCGACGGTAGGCTTGAAGCTCGGTGTACTGGGCGGCTGTCAACGTGGTTTCCAGACCATCCTCCAATTCGTCACGATGACGCGAAACAACACCATCAGTATTGGCAAGCTGGCTGTCACGCCAAGCACGCTCAATCTCCGCAAGGAGATCCGGGGATGGCATAGGCGGATCAACCAGTATCGGATAGCCGCTCTCATCACACGCGATGACCTGGCCGTCAGCTTGGCCTTGCAGGAGTACAGCATGCTCGCCCTCGGAAATTTCTACGCCGCCGCTGTCACTTGCCAGAAACAGGAAGCGTCGATCCTCAGCTAACCATGTAGCCCAAATAGTCATGCGGCTTGTCCTTTCGCAATGTAATGGCAGATGGTCGACGCAAGGTTGCAATGACCATTGAATCCCGAAGAAGTAGCGGAGTCATGCCATGCCGAAACCGCAGCAGTTGAGGTGCTGACAGGCGTGATCACCAACTGGTTTATTGACCCAAATCCCAGAGGAAAAGTGACGTTCACCGGTGCGCCAGGTGTAGGGCTGGACGTAAAGCTTCCCCGGCACTCCTGTAGTCCACTGGGCAGCTTTTGATAGCCGTTGGCACCGGAGCCTGCAGCCATTACATAGGCATATTTAAGCGCGAGCGAACCACCTACCAACCGCCACTCACCCGGTACCCTGGATAAAATTGCCGAGTCACCTTGCCCCAGAACAACGGTAATTGCGCTGCCACTTATGTTGGTGGTGTTCTCTCCGTTTGAACCGAGCAGCGTGACAGCTCCGACCCCACCACTCACCAACATGATCATGGCCCCCGCCCCTACTGCCCCCGTGGGTGGCAAGGTAATGCTAATTGCGGTGAACGAGGTCGCACTGACGATGCCGCCAACACTTCCATTACCCAGCACGGTATTGGCATTTACAGTACTGAAACCCGACCATTCAACCCCCACGCGCTTCACAAACTCAGTCGTTGCAAACGCTTGGCTGCTCTCGAACTGGGGTCTGGTTGTCCAATTTGAGCCGGACATAACGGCTGCATATTTGAGTGCCATGGCGCCGCCACGTAAGCGCCAGGTGCCCGAGACCTTCACAAGTTCGGCATTGTCCCCTGCACCCAAAACAACGGATATCGCACCCGCGAATGGTGACGCCAGCACATCCAGCCCGGAAGGAAGGACAGTTACCGCAGCGGCCCCAGCGTTCACCACCTCGACCGTAGCTCCGTCCGGCACTCCGGCAGTCGGCGGTAAGGTAATGTTGATAGGCGCAACGGATGCTGCCGCCACAACACCACCAACACTTGAGGCCCCCAGCGCGGTGCTGGCGGTAAGCGGTGCAAAGCCAGAGTACTCGACCCCCATTCTCTTGACAGAGGCGGTGGTCGAGAGCCGCGTGCTGTTATCAAACTGAGGCGGAGTCGGTCCCGTTGGAGTGCCCAACAAGGCCGGAGAGTTGATCGGTGCAAACCCTTGCGTCACGTTTTGGAAAGTCAGAGCTGTCACGCCCAGCACGATCACGCCATCGGTGATCAATTGCCAGCGCGTGTCGGCCAGGGATGTCCCTTGCTCAACAGACACCTGCAGTGCCGATGTGACCTCGGCACTGACATCAGCATCCGGCGCCCGCCCCCAAACACCAACCGCCGCGATGTACAGGCCGTTGTCTTTAGCGACCGCCTGGTTTTTCACCAACACCCGGTCACCTGCGACCAGAGCAATGCCATCAATGGTCTGAAGCCCCGCCAGCGCGATATTGGTCGTGGTGCCCACCCGGACCGACTGCTTGCTGTCGAGCTTGTAAAGCTCCTCCAGAATCCGTAGGTCGACGTATTCACGGGTCGCCAATACTACAGCGGGGTCGATCTTGAGCACGATATTGTTGGTGCTGGAAACCACGAAGTTCATCCGCACAACCTGCGTGCGGCCAGACCCCTGATCCAACGCAGCCTTATAGCTCGGCGCACAATTGGCAACGGCGACCAGGTCACCGTCCGAATCGTACACGCCGATCTCCCGAACCCACCAGCCGCCAGCATCAGCGGGAATCACCTGCTCGGCGATGATCACCGCAGCGTTCACCGGATCGACCTTCACTTGATTCAGTGGAGCGCGTCGGCGTTCATTGATCAGCTTGGTCTGAGTAGGACTGGGCATCGGGTCGTTACCGTTGGCATCCCCAACACCCAGTTGGGTGAGATTCCACGGAATGCCCAACGCCGTGGCATTAGCCAGCTTGGCGGCGCCCACGTTTGTGAGGATCGCCATAAATTGTGAGTTGCGATCAATCATGGATAAACGTCCAGAGTGTCTATGCTGTGTTCGCGCCCAACCACACCGATGTAACCAGTGACGTCGATGTCACGGTTCTCAGGTGGGTAGACGTCGATTACGTCGCCTTCATAGAGGGCGACACCGATGTTTAACGCGCCTTGGGTTTCCAAGCTGATCGCCAGGCCGGTCAATTGCCGACTGACGGGCTTGGCGTCATCAATCAGGCGCTCCAGCTCCAGGTACATCTCTTCGGTGATGCCGGTTTCCAGCACGCCAACCTTCAGTGCAAAAGTGCCCGGCACGCCCTTTGGCGTGGTTTGCCACCATTCGACCACCTCAATCAGGTAGCCCAGCGGCTCGACTACCCGCCGTAGGGCGCCAATGGTGCCCTTGTGCGCATGGACGTAAAACGCCGAGCGAATGGCCGAACGCTTGACGGCTTCCGACCACTTGTTGTCCCAGCGGTCGACTGACCAAGTCCACGCCAGCCACGGCAGCAAATGCGCCGGGCAGGTGTCCGGGTTGTACAAGGTGCGTAACGGAATCTCGGTTTTCTCTGCCAGTGCTGCCTCAATGGCGCGCTCCAGCTGTGTGCTGTTCAGGGGGAGCAAACTGGTCATGTCAGCCTCCGAGGACCACAGTGAAGCCAGTGCAATACGCCGCCTGGGACTTGCTTGGTTTGAGGTCGACCCAGTTTTTCAGCTCAACTCTACCAACGCCGCCAATATGCAACTGGGCGTCAACACCGGATCGAGCAACCTCCAAGGCCAAGCGCTTACGCGGGTTAATCCAGGCCGCGAGGCGCTTTATGGCCTCGGCAAGAATCGCGTCATTTTCCGGGCCGGCACCGATCATGTGCAGCACGGCATCAATCCGATAATTCAGGATCTCGGCGCCCTGCACGATGAGGCGGTCACCAACCGGACGGATGTCATCGTCGCTGAGTTTGTTGTACACAGCATCAAGCAGAGGCTGATCAGCTTGGCCGCTACCGGTCAGGCTCAGTACTGTCACCACCACGACAGCCGGTGATGGGCTTTCTGCTGTGGCGTCGGCGACCAGCGCCGAAGCATTGCGCGCATGGAAGATGTAGCTGTTGCGTGGACCAGCGGTCGTCAACCCTTCGTAGACCAACTGGATACGCTCACGCAGCGCATCATCGGACTCTTTGACCTCTTCGACCGAAGGCACCGCCAGCAGATTAGCCGGCTGAATCACCAGTCGTTGAAGCTTCACGTTGGCTGCAAGCTGATCAAGGTCCTCCTTTTCGGCAGACGCCAGCATCAGCGCCTTGGCCGCGTCGTTGACCCGCGCACGGTTCTGCATCTTGCCGTACGCACCTAATTCCACCAGCTTGACCACCGGATCGCTCTCGAGCGCCGCCGACCAGTTGTCGCCCATAGCCCCGCGAAACGCCGCAAGGCCCTCTTCGTACAGTGCTTCATAGTCCAAAGGCTCAAGCACCTGTGGTGCCGGCAACGTCGATAAATCCACCGTACTCATGCCGACACCTCCAGCAACAGGCGTTCGCCCTGATATTCACCGGTTAATTTAAAGTCGATACGCCCGCTGACAATGGCAACGACTTGCACCTGTTCGAGCTTAAGCCGCGGCTCCCAACGCCCAAGCGAGCGAGCCACCTCGGCCTGCACCGCGCTCTTCCAACCCGCGTTAACTGGCAGGTCGACAAAGCGCCGGATCTGGCTGCCGTACTCAGGACGCATCCGCCGACTGCCCACTGGCGTCCCGAGAATGTCCCCAATGGACTGGCGGAGATGGTCGAGCCCGGACAGCGGTTTGCCGGTATGGCGATCCATTCCGATCATCGGGGTTACTCCTGCACCAACTCCGGGTGGGCTTTGAGGAAGGTGAACTGCTCATCGGTGGCAGCGGTCACGCGAGCCTTGGTCACCGCCACGGTGCTGCCATCGGGAAGGACCAGGGTCCGAGAGGTGTAGAGCGTGTCGCGAAAAACACGCCCAGGCCCGGTTTCCTCCTGACTTTCGGTTTTGTTCTTGCTCATCAACGGATGCTCCTAAAACGAAAAACCCGCTCATGGCGGGTAGTGATCAGTGTTTGTGGTTCGGCGTGTTTCCGCCGGCGTCGATCACCTTGCCAGCACTGTTGATGTCGCCGGTTGTATTGAGTGTGCTGTTGATCTGCGTAGCGCCGTCGATGGTGACCAGGCCCACCAGGTTGATCTCACCCGACACCAATCGCGTGCTATCCGGCGTCATCTCAAGCACAGACCCTCCGACCTTGATCGTGACGGTGCCGGCCGGCAGATCGATGGTGTAGCTGTTGGCTTCCCAGTCGTAGACCAGGGAACCACCATCATCGAAACGCCATACCTCGACGTGATCGCGATTGTCCGGTTGGGCACCGGCATTGCCATACAGGCCAGGGATGAAGGTCCCCATCGCGGGCTCACCGCTTGGGCTGAACAACACGCCCTGCTCTTTCAGGCTCGGCGCGCGCCAGTGGCGCGCTTTGCCAGCAGCCAGGCTGTGCCAACGCACCCAGGCGCTGATCCATCCGTCCGCTTGTACCCGTACCATCGCCGCCGACAGGTCCACCGCGACCACCACGCAAGGCATCAACATCGAAGCGATCATTCGATCATGCTGCGCGGAGGCGTAGCTCATTACAGATCCTCCGGTTTGATGTATTT